CAAACCCAGATAATGTTGGTTCAGCATTAGGATTTGGTGTTTCTAAATTAGATGAGTCATTTGACCCAAGTAATTTTATGAAAACAAAAACTTATGGATTAGCACCAAGTAACACTACACTAACAATCAAATATCGTTATGGTGGAGCAGTTGAACACAATGTCAGGGCAAACTCAATCACATCAGGAAAGAACATTACTTTTACAATTGATAGTGGTAATTTAGATTCTACAAAAGTTCAAACAGCAGAAGATAGTTTATCTTTTAATAATGTTTTACCTGCGACAGGTGGAGCATCAAAAGAAACTCTAACTGAAATAAAACAAAACGCATTAGCATATCTGAATACACAAAATCGTGCGGTAACCAGACAAGACTACATTACTCGTGTTTATTCTTTACCACAAAAATTTGGAAACATAGCAAAAGCATTTATTGTTCAAGATGAACAAAACGAAACCAATACGGAAGGTGAAACAAACATTATACCAAATCCATTAGCGATGAATATGTATTTATTAGGATATGATGATAATAGAAAACTAACTTCTATAAATGATGCCGTTAAACAAAATTTAAAAATGTATTTATCACAATACAGAATACTAACAGACGCAATTAATTTGAAGAATGCGTATGTAGTAAATGTCGGTGTTAAGTTTGCAATCATTACTCAAAGAGGATATAACAAAAGTGAAGTATTGTTTAATTGTGTTCAAGCAGTTAAAAAACACTTTGATGTATCGAAATGGCAAATTAATCAACCAATCGTATTGAGTGATATCGCATATGAAATATCTTTAGTGGACGGAGTAGCAAGTGTAGTTCCACCAAAAGATAACAATCCAGATAAACAATTAATTGTTATAACGAATAAAGCAACAACTTCATCAGGATATAGTGGTAATGTTTATGATATTGAATCTGCAACAAGAGACGGAGTTATCTATCCATCATTAGACCCAAGTATCTTTGAAGTCAAATATCCTAATCAAGATATATTAGGTAAAGTAGTAGGAGACATTTAATGCATTATTTTATATTCGGAGATAAAGACGCAACAATTTATTCAGGTGGTACAACATCATCTATCAATACTGGTGCTGATGAAATACTTGAAGTTAACAAAGCAGTTGCTCAAAATGGTTCAGTTCAAAATGTTTCAAGAGTATTAATACAATTTGATTATTCAGATGTTTCGGCATCAATACAATCTGGTGTAATACCTTCTACTGCAAAATATTTTTTAAATTTATATGATGCTGGTTCAGAAGAATTACTAAGAAATCAAAACTTATTTGCATATATGGTGAGTGGTAGTGATTGGACTGAGGGTAATGGTAAACTTGACCACAACCCAGTAACGACTGACGGAGTAAGTTATCAATATAGAAACCACGATGAACAAACACCTTGGGTAACTGGTTCAGTATTGACTGACGGAGGTTCTTGGTGGACAGGAAGTCAAGGTGGACAATATTCAGTTAGTTCATCGTTAAGTATGACCAAAGCAACAAGAGATGTAAGAATTGATGTAACAGACTTAGTAAAGAACCATATTTATTCTTCATCATTATTTCCTAATAGAGGATTAATTGTTAAACGAGAATCATTGTATACAGGTTCAAGAGACTTTTCTTTTAATCCAGGTAGTGATACTACAAAAGATGAAAGTAGTTCAACAAGATTAGGAAACTTAAAGTTTTTCTCAACAGATACTCACACAATCTACCCACCTAAATTGGAAGTATTGTGGGACGATAGTTCTTGGTCAACAGGAAGTTTATCAGCACTAACCACAACAGATTTAGAAAGATTAAAAGTTTACTTTAAAAATTTAAGACAAGAATACAAAGAAAATTCAATCGTAAAATTTAGAGTAGTTGGTAGAGAATTATATCCAACAACCGCATTCGATACAACACCAGCAGAACTTACTGTAAAATATTTACCAAGTGGTTCAATATATTACGAAGTTAGAGATGCTGATACTGAAGAGGTAATTGTTCCATTTGGTAGTGGTTCAAGAATTAGTTGTGATTCAACAGGTAATTTCTTTAATCTAAGAATGAACGGATTTCAAGCAGAAAGAAATTACAGATTCGCAATTAAAGTTGTGAGTGGTAGTGGAACTACTGATGAACAAATAAATTTCTATGATGACAATTATGAATTTAGAGTAGTGAGGTAATACTATGCCGTATAAAAATACAGAACTCGCAGTAGAAAGTTCACCATATTATAAAAAATATAAAGAAAATGAACTTGAAAGAAAACGAGAAGAGGTTCTTAGAAAAAGAACAAACTATCTTACGAACCCAAAGTTTGCAGAAACTATCACAAGAGATACCAGAGGGTTCTTGATTTCATTTACTAATCCACTTGATTTTGGAAAAGCAGATGAAGAGAAATATGAACTCGTCACTATTGAACTTAAAAAAAGAAATTTCATAAATAAATTTATAAAAAAAATAGATACAAAATTTAATATATTCTAATATGGCTACTTTCGGATTAACAAATAAACAAAGAGATAATTACTACTCATTTGAAACCAGAAGGGTTTTAGAAAATCTGGTAGATGTAGTAGAGTTGTCTATTTTTGAATTAGATGATACTTTAATAAAAAAAGTAAGTATTCCTTTTGGAGAATTACTTCAAGACAACTACGAAAACTATACAGGAGTTGTAAAGGTTAATGTTGGACAACACTTAAGAAACCAAGGAATACACCAAGGAGATTATCGTGTTGAGTATAAATTTATTAAAAAGGTTGCTGGAGATTATCAAAGACAATTTCTTATCGAAATATCAAATGGACAACTATATTCTGAAGACTTACCATTTGGAACTTTTTTAGATGAAACAACACAAGAAGTTAAACTTTTTGTAACTGACGAAGAAGGTATTTTTGACTTTGAAAGGGAGTTAAAGTTTTTCTCAAGTGGTTATGAAATTTTTGATATAAGTGGTGATAGAACAGAAGTTATACTTCAACCAGACCAAAAACTTCCAGAAAACATTAGAAGTATATTAGATTTTTCATTAGACACTTTTGACCAATCAACTTATTATATCCCACCAAGACAACCAGGATTAATTGCAGGATTAAAGTTTTCTGAAACTACAATCAATGAAAATTATATTTTACAACTTCCAGAAAATAAATTTGACGGATTTACAGAAGATTTACTCAACAAGAAAATAGTATTTGAAAACTTTTTTGAAGCCGAAATACCAACACACACAAAGGGTTATTATTTACCTAACTGGAAAAGTGAATGGGGAGTAAGATTAAATGGTGTTAATCCAAAAAACCCAAGTGTATTTATAATCCCAGAAGATTATCAAATTACTGATGAAATGTTTTCAAGAGTAGAAGATAAACTACCTACAACAATTCCTTTTGCAAAAGATAATGCAGAATTTACAATTACACAACTTAGTGAAAGTGAAATTTCAGAGGACGCTGGTTTATATGTAAAAGATATTGATAAAGAATTTAATTTAAGGAGTTTTACCACACTACCAAGAGAAATCTGGCAAACAAATGACCTTGGGCCAAAAAGTGGTGGTAAAAGACACTATGAATATGCTGGGGTTTATCCATACAAATACAATAAACAAGAAGATACCGATAATATAGATTATAATGGTTCTCTGAGAGATAATGGAGAGGCTGGTTTATCTGAGAGTGATTTGGGTGAAAATTGGTTTGGATATAGTAAAGATAATTTAGCAAAGGTTTTTATTGATTGGGAAACAGAAATTGTTCAGGTTCTTGACAGAAGAACTATTGTAGTAAAATCGAACCTAAAAAATATTTACCACAATTTAAGAGAACAAGGTTTTAGAATTACCAAAATTTGTGATGTTGATTACAATAAACCAAAATTAATTGAGGGTCTTGATTTGTCAAATTCCGAATGGAACAAATTTTATGTTAGTGATGAAAGAAATGATATACAAGATTTTACATCTTATTTAAGAACACCAAATGACTACTACTTGATAACAAATAAAAAACGAGTTGTTGATGGAATGGCATTTAAATTACAAAAACCATTACTTAATAATGTAATCACATTAGACGATGTAGATGAAGAAGTTAATGACCCAACTCTCGTAACTCTTGTTCAAGAACAACTACAAGATTACAATGATAATGTTACATTGATACCAAGACAAGTAGTCAATGATACATTTTTATTACCGGCAAATTTTGACGGAAAACAAAACACTATTCAAACAAGACAAACTGATTACAAGAGTCACGATAACTTATTAGGAAGTGATGACGAACACAATAGAAAACTTGAAAGACTATTGGTATCGGGTAGTTTACTTGATGTTCAACCAAACATTGATTATCAAAAAACCACCACAGATTTAACCATAGAAAGAGATGATACTGGTTTTGGAAACTTTATTCACTTTTCATCTGCGGAAAGAAGACTTAATAATTTTAAAACAAAATTAGAATTAATTGAAGGGTATACTTCTGATAGTTCGTCATTAGTAAGTGTATCGAGTTCGTTGTCTAAAATTCAATCCATAGAAAAGAAAAGACAACGAGTAATAGATTCGTTTACACCTTATGAAGACTTTTTATATTTTGAAAGTTCATCTTATTCAAGTGGTTCTAATGGACAATTCCACGATACAAGTTGGCCAAAAACTAACTCATCAACACCATATATTTTAGAACATAGTTCGGGTTCAACAGCAACAACTTGGTATAATAATATGATACTAAGTGCATCAGATTATGATTTTAATAATCAGAACTCACTAAGAAACACTTTACCAGAACACGTTAATCAAGACCCAAGTAATAATCCATTTTTAGAATTTATGGATATGGTTGGAGAACAATTTGATGAAACTTGGACATACATAAAAACACTTACTGATGTTAACTTTAGAGTCAACAATGTTTCAGAAGGTATTTCAAAAGATGTATCAAAATATTATGCAGATGCGTTAGGAGTTAAATTATTTAATGGTAATGACTTAGTTGATTTATCAGAATATCTATTAGGAAAGAATACAGATGGAACTGATAAAAATGAATCAGCAGGTGAAGCATTAACAGAAGAAATATGGAAACGAGTATTGACAAACTTACCTTTCTTTATCAAAACAAAAGGGACAGAAAGAGCGTTAAAAGGAATTTTAAATTGTTACGGAATACCGAGTTCAGTATTGAGAGTTCGTGAGTTTGGTGGGCCTGATAAAGGAACAAGAGTAAGTTATGAAATCAAAAGAAAGTTTACAAGAGCATTAGATTTTAAAGCAGGACAATATATTAAAGTTCCTTGGATATATGATACTACAAACAGAACTCCACAATCAATAGAATTTAGATTTAGAACACCACACAAATCTGACCAAACTATTTTTAAAAAAGGAAATGGGTTTGCCATACAACTTATCAATAGTGGTTCAACTAATTATGGATATGTTAGATTTGCAGTTAGTTCATCAACAGGTGTATCTCATTTAGACACACCAAAATTAAAATTATTCAATGATGAAATGTGGTCAGTATTGTGGAAAAGAAATAAGTCAGACGGAACAACAATAGGAACAGGAATCGCAGCAAGTGCAAGTATTGACTATGAATTAATTGCAAAACAATATGACTCAACAAGACAACGAATTATATATCAACAAAGTTCAAGTTTAACCGTAGATGGAACATCTGCAAAATCAGCATCTTACAATACAAAAGTAGGAACAGAAGTTGGTAGTAATACATTTATTGGTCAAGCAACTAATTGGGGTGGTTCACAATTTAGTGGTTCATTAATGGAATTTAGATTATGGTCAGAACCATTAAGTCAAAGTGTATTT